TGGCTCCTCAGCGACAACCCGAACATCAGCCAGCAGTACATCGAGTTTCTCGACCGCTCCTACGTCGGCGTCTGGCACGCCCGTTACGTCGAGGGCCTCTGGGTCTTAGCCGAAGGCGCGATCTACCGGGATGTGCTGACGCCGGATACGTGGTATAACGATTCATCGCGGCCAATTGATCTCTACAGCAGGAACGGCCACCAGGAGCGCGTGGTCGCTATTGACGCCGGTACGGTGAACGCTCAGGTGTATGGAGACTTCTACGACCGTGGCGACGATGTATTTATGGATCAGGAGTTCTACTTCGACAGCCGGCGCGAAAACCGCCAGATGACCAATTCTCAGTACGCCGACGCGCTCATCCACGGTGACGGCAAGGAGTGGTCTGGATTTCCAGAGGATCAGCGTATGTGGCCGACGGTTGTGGTTGATCCTTCTGCCGCCAGCTTTAAAGTGGAACTAATTAGTCGGGGCGTCTTGGTGATGGATGCTAAGAACGATGTAACCGATGGCATTCGGCGTGTGGCTTCGATGTTCGGGCGTAAGAAGATGCACATCCATGAGCGCTGTGTTGGGACCCGTGGCGATTTGGAAACTTACGCTTGGGATGAAAAGGCTGCCGCACGCGGAGAAGAAAAACCAGTCAAGGATCACGACCACGGTTGTGACATGCTTCGGTACTTTGTGAATACGAAGATTTCCGATTGGAGATTGGCGGCCTAGCGGTTTATAATTAGAGAAGGCCCCATACCATTTCAGGTGGTCCAGGGCCTAGCAAATCGAGCGTTGGGGGCGCTCAAGATGCAATCTAAGTATACCGCCGAAACTCCGGAAGAGCGGCAAAAACGGAAGCAGGAAATCCGCCGAGCGGCCCAGAAGAAATATGCGGAAAGGCATCCAGATCGGGTACATGCCAGTCACGCCAAATCGGACGCCAAACATGCTGAACAGAAGCGTGCATACCGGCGGACCCATTTCGCAGAAATATACGCAAGGGTTCGTAAGTGGCAGCTCGAACATCTAGATCAGGTTAAAGCATCCAAACAGAAATACGCTGATGCGCATCTGGAACAATCGAGAGCCTATTGTGCGGCGCATAAGGAAGAAACTCGTAACAGATCCGCCAGATGGTTGCAGGAACACCGTGAGGAAAACCGGGACCACGCCAGACAATATCGGCAAGAGCATCCAGGGGAATGTCGGGCTATAGTCGCGGCATGGCTTAAGGATCATCCAAATGCACAAAGCGTCTACTCACGCAATCGTCGGGCACGAAATGCAGCGGCAGAAGGATCTAGCACAATCGCCGATATCCAAACTCTCTGGATTAAGCAGAATAAATGCTGTGCCGTACCAAAATGCAAGTATCCGATATCAGAACACGGGAAGCACAAGTACCACGTCGATCACATCAGGGCGCTTATCAATGGCGGATCAAATTGGCCCGCAAATCTTCAGATCCTTTGCAGCACGCATAATCAGCAGAAACACGCGGCAGATGATATTGAATGGGCGCAGCGGATGCTCGGCACGCTCTTTGTTCTGTAGCGCCGGGTGTGAACAACTTAGGTACTACGTGGAAACCGAGCTGAGCGACTGGCGTATCGCGGCGTAAACCAGTGACAGAAGCAGTTGATTCAGATAGAAGACGAAGGAGAAAACCAGTGACACCATCACCAAGCATCAGCGATCTCGCAAACGCGGCAGAAGCCGCGCTGACGCAATTCACGAACGACCAAGCGACCGTGTCGAGCGACCAGGCCAAGATCACGGCGCTTCAAACTCAACTGGCAAGCGACCAGGGAACGGCCACCACGGACGGAACGGCGGCATACACGGCGGTTCAGGCGCTCATCGATGCGCTAGAGGCCGTTCAGGAAACCCTGCCGAAACCGGCGCCAGCGCCTCCGGCTCCTCCGGCCAGTTAACTGATCTTCGGGCGGTGCGGCGACCGGCAGCCGAAGACGGCTCTTATGCAAAATGCAAGCCAACGGCCAAACCGCCCGATCATGAGTCACTGAACCACTATGAGTACCGCCGGGGCCTTGCATTGTGCTGAATCCGAAAAATGGATTGCCGCGCAGGAAGAGCGTAAGGGCGAAGCCTCCGTAAATGCCGGGGTGAGCGGATGTAGCGATGAGGCCCCGGTGCTCGCTACCGCGCCTCTCTACGAAGTTGCGGCGGCCCATGATGGGCAACCTGCCGTTCCGTGGCTCTTGGCATTCTATCGTTTGTACGGCGAACGGGATTGAACGATGAACGAGTGGCGGCATCTCGATCAGATCGCGCGGTGGCTCCTGACCGTTGAAGTTCTGCTGGCGTCTGTGGTTGGAGCATCCTTGCTGGCGTTGACTGGGTTTTATTGGGGAATTAGGATCTTCCGGAAGAAATAGTACCAGCGTTTTGCCCACCAACTTGCGCCTCTCGGGGACGGGTTAGACGGGCCGCACTAGGCGTAGGAAAGCAATGTGCATCTTTCTCTTGCAAGAGACTGCTACGAGGGCCAACCAGGAACTGATCGTTGTGCTGGACAGTCTTCAATTTGTGGCGCTCTTGCTGCTTTTATATTTCGTTCTAAAAGACAAGAAAAGATGAAGAGAAACTTCGCAGTATGGGCGATTTTCGTTCTTGCTCCGCTGACGTTCGGTGCGCAGATTTCGGATATGCTGGCCTTGCAGGCGGCGGGTCTCCAGCCGGATCTTACTTGGCTCGGTCAACTCCGGGATGCGGGATTAACCGGCGCGCTGCTGGTGGCCGTATACTTTTTGTGGCGCAGCCGGGAAGGGCTGATCACAAAGATTGACCTCATCGTCGAGAAAAAGGATGCGGTGCTTCTGGAGAAGGACAAACAGATTCTCTCGATGGTCGAGCACGTCACCGCCTCTCAGACCGTCCAAGTAGAAACCAACAGGGAACTACGGAAGGTGATCGAGGAGGTCATCGCGGCGAAGCGGGAGCATACGACGGCTATCGAAATACATACGCAGGCCATCGAGGCATTGGGGAAACGGATTGAGGGGTGCCCGCAGAGAGGCTACGCGATGTCTGGAGCATCGAATCCAACGGGGGTTCGCAGATGAAAGTGATCATCGCGGTGGCGTGCTTGTGCGCGGTCGCGTTTGCCGCTGAAAGTCCGAAAGAAAAGGCGTTGCGACAGCAGTTGGAGACTCTACAGGTGTCTCTGAACCGCGCGAACGCAGCGACAGCCAAACTCCAGGCTGATATTGTGGCGCGCACGAAAGACGCCAAAAGCGCGGTGGTGAGCGTTTCCGAGCAGGCGGCGGCCAACGCCATTCACGCGCAGATGCTTGCCGATGTGGCGCGGCAGACGGCGGAGGTGGCGCGGCAGACGGCCTCGACCGTGGCCGCGAGCAATCGTACCTTGATAATGGCTTCGCTGGTGGGGCAACTGGTTGCGTTCCTGGTCCTGCTGGCGGCGTTGGCATTTGTGATCATCGACGTGCGGACGAAGGCGAGCAGGGACCGTAGCGTGTTTCTGGAGTCGGCAGACACTCAGCGGCGCGAGACTCTGGAACTGATGACGGACACGAAATCGGCGATGATCGAGTTGGTCAAGAACACGAACCATCGGATGGATCTATTGCTGGAAGCGAAGGATGCGCTGCGGATCAGTTCCAACGCTTCGGAACACGCCAAAGGCGTGATCGGGGGGGAGGGGAGGAAGTCCTGATGCCTGATCCTTCCGCTTGCGCAGTCACTCTCACGGCCAACCTGGAGTTGGTCGAGTCGAAGGACGGTAAGACCGACTTCGTTGTGGTCACGCTCGCGATTAACGACGAGGAGCAGGAGACTCTGATCCTGCCGGTGGAAGAATAATGGAAACCATACAAGAACTTATTATTGTGGAGGGGCAGAACAGCGCCGGTGTTAAACTGTCCGATGATGGTACTATGCTGCAAATTGGAGAGCATAGTATTGGCATTCATCCCTGGACTATTAGGATTGCGCGGCGATTGCTTGAACAGGCTGGTTGGCCTATTCCATATCAAAATCCATCACCCAGCGATGCTCTCCTTCGCCGCATATAGGCGGCACGATCCTTATGGAAGTGATCGAGGTTAGATTTTTTGAAGCTCTGAAACCGACATGCATCACTGCAATATATCTTTTTCTGAGAACCAGCGAAGAATAGTTTGCCGCAAGAGCATCGCCTAATTCTGGTATTGAGCTCTTGGAGCGCCTTTGCTAATCGGCCAAAACGTCTCCGGTAGAGGTTCTGGTCTTTCCCCGTAAGGGAAAATACGCGTGGATCAACTCGTAGCGTTAAAACGGTTCCCATACGTATATAGTATAACAGTTGTCCAGTAGGGGCGGCAAATGATTATCGCTGACACCGACGAGAAGTTCGCCACGCTGGCCGAGGCCGAGGAAGAGGCTGAGTATCTTCAGTCGCAAGGTCATCGCGTCAACGGCCCGCACAAGTACCTCGACTTTCGCGGGCGTCCGTACTGGAGGCTGGAAGTGGAAGCGAAGAACGGAAACGGCAAGGGGCGGGATGCCGCTGATCGCCGCGCACGGCTGCACCGGGCGCTGGACGTGGTGATGGACCGAAAGATGCGTCGAACGACCGATAGCATTAACGATCTGCCAAGCAACGGCGTGCGGCTTTACGCGAACAGGGATATGCAGAAGGCCGGTCGCGGTGCCGCTGACGCCGTAGTTATTCCCGTAGACGCCAAGCCGTTTGCATGGAAAATCGTTCACTCGGATGGCGGGCAGGACTTCTTTAAAACGACCCAAGAAGCGGTAGCTAAAATCAACCGGAGTTTTCCGAATTACATCGTCGAAGCGCGGTAATCCGTGAACCTTCCCAACTTCAATTCGCTCGTCGCCGCCTACAACAAGGCCCTGCGCAAGCTCTTCGCCGGCAAGACCGGCGCGGAGATAGGCGCCGAGTGGCTGAAGCCTTCCGGCAGTTTGTTCTGGAACGCGGAGCCGGAGAATGATCCGAAGTTTCAGGCGATGGCGTACCGGCTGGCTACCAGGATGGCGAAGTTGGTGGCGACCGAAAATCTCAAGTCCTGGCGGCAGGCGGCGATGAAGAGTACGCGGGCGAAGGAAGTGTACCGCGCGCTTCAGGAAGAGATTCAGCGCACCGGCCTGCAACCGGAACTTCAGCAGATCGCCCAGCGGAATGCAAAGCTGATCCGATCCGTGCCACGCGAGATCACGCAGCACTTGACGCAGAAGGCCGTGACGCTCCAGCAGGAGGGAAAGCGGGACCTGGAGATCATTTCAGAACTGCGAAGGCTGGCGCCGCGGTTGACCAAGTCGAAGATGCGGCTGATCAGCAGAACTGAAATTGCACGGGCGGGTACCGACCTCGATAAGTTGCGTGCCGAAAATCTTGGCCTGGAATGGGCGGTTTGGAGTACGTCGGAAGACCAGCGCGTGCGCCCTTCACATCGGAACCTTGACGGCGTACTGATGAACTGGAATGATCCTCCGCAGCCGGAATCGCTGATCGGAGAGAAGAGTACGCTTGGCCGGGGATTCGGTGGACAATTCCCAAACTGCCGTTGCAGTATGTTGAGTCTCGCGAACCTCGATGAGATCAAGTGGCCCACGCGTTTGTATCGTAACGGAGCCATTACCCGCGTGACGCGGGCGCAGTTTGTGCGTCTTTTGCCGGCTGGCCAATTAATAGCGGCTTGAGATGCGCCCACGATTTGAAGGTAACAATGCTCCAAACGTGCTCTCTAGTTAGCGAGAATTGCGCGGCGATAACTGGAGATGAAACACCGTTTCGATATAAGCGATGAATTTCCAGCGCTTCTGCGGTAGTGATTTTATGTCGGCCCGATTGGTCTCCGTGATGCACGAGACGCTGAAACGCATTGGGTTGCCTTATGACATGGCCCCATCTGTTGGCCTTCAAGATGTCCCAAACGTTCCCAGCGCCGATGGAAAACTCTTTGCCTATGGCGGTGATCGACGCTCCGGTAGTTCGCATCTCGTGGATAGCCAAAATTTGCGCTTCAGTAAGTTTGTGCATCGGATTGCGCTCGCCCTTCGTATTCGGCTTGCGACCACGAAGTACGCATTCCTGTTGGTTGTCGGAGGCTGTTCCAGTGTGAAGATGCTTCGGATTATAACAGGGCGGATTATCGCAACTATGAAGCACATCCAATCCATCTGGAATCGGCCCGATCAAAAGGAGGTAACAGAGCCGATGCGCCGTCTCTTCTGGCTGATCTGGAGCGATATAAACGCGACCGTAAGCCATTCGCTTGTGTCGGGCGAATGGCCATTCAAGACAAGCATCGCTACCGTCCAATTTCTTAACCGATGCGATCAAGTAGGCAGTTTGGCTTTCATAGCGAACGAGGTGACTCGGCCTGTAGCAATTCCGATGGCCGCAGACTTGAAGGATCAGTTCATCGTCAATGGAACCAGTGACCCGCTGAAACACGAGCCGATGTACGCGCTCCGGTCGTTTGCTGGTTGGGTCATAAACCTGGCCGAATCCATGTGCATCTACGCAGTACGGCCACAACAGGCATTCATCGGCTGGCTGCTGGTTTTTCAGCGAGTCCAACAGAAATTGGTATCTGGTATACTTGGTTTGCATCTTAGCGCCTCCCAAGCGCTGGGTGCTGGCCGTACCGCTGTTTACGCAGTGGACGGCCTTTTTCATTATACCAGAATGTCGCGCGCCCAGTTCGTCAAACTGCTGCCGGCGGGACAGCTGGTGGCCGCGTAAAGGAGTCTGAATGTCTACCTACTTTGCAATTCGGCCAGATGGATCAATTGCTCAATCTGGATCGCCGGATTCGCTTCACGCTTTTGCTCAACGCGAGAAGTACTGTATCTGGACCTTCAATGCGCAAGGTGGAAATCTCGTCTGTGCCTATAATCCTAATTCCCCCTCCGCTCCTGACTATCCAAACAAGGCGTCGATCAATACAATGCGTTCTGGTACGAAGTGGGCCGCTGATTCTTCCTCCCGTCGCCTTCGCCTTCACCGCGCCCTCGACTGCATCATGGACCGCGTGGGATACGGGAGGGCGGGGGATGCGGAAGATGGCCATCTTCCGCATCCCCCGCCCTCCCGTATCCCACGCGGTCCATGATGCAGTCGAGGGCGCGGTGAAGGCGAAGGCGACGGGAGGAAGAATCAGCGGCCCACTTCGTACCAGAACGCATTGTATTGATCGACGCCTTGTTTGGATAGTCAGGAGCGGAGGGGGAATTAGGATTATAGGCACAGACGAGATTTCCACCTTGCGCATTGAAGGTCCAGATACAGTACTTCTCGCGTTGAGCAAAAGCGTGAAGCGAATCCGGCGATCCAGATTGAGCAATTGATCCATCTGGCCGAATTGCAAAGTAGGTAGACATTCAGACTCCTTTACGCGGCCACCAGCTGTCCCGCCGGCAGCAGTTTGACGAACTGGGCGCGCGACATTCTGGTATAATGAAAAAGGCCGTCCACTGCGTAAACAGCGGTACGGCCAGCACCCAGCGCTTGGGAGGCGCTAAGATGCAAACCAAGTATACCAGATACCAATTTCTGTTGGACTCGCTGAAAAACCAGCAGCCAGCCGATGAATGCCTGTTGTGGCCGTACTGCGTAGATGCACATGGATTCGGCCAGGTTTATGACCCAACCAGCAAACGACCGGAGCGCGTACATCGGCTCGTGTTTCAGCGGGTCACTGGTTCCATTGACGATGAACTGATCCTTCAAGTCTGCGGCCATCGGAATTGCTACAGGCCGAGTCACCTCGTTCGCTATGAAAGCCAAACTGCCTACTTGATCGCATCGGTTAAGAAATTGGACGGTAGCGATGCTTGTCTTGAATGGCCATTCGCCCGACACAAGCGAATGGCTTACGGTCGCGTTTATATCGCTCCAGATCAGCCAGAAGAGACGGCGCATCGGCTCTGTTACCTCCTTTTGATCGGGCCGATTCCAGATGGATTGGATGTGCTTCATAGTTGCGATAATCCGCCCTGTTATAATCCGAAGCATCTTCACACTGGAACAGCCTCCGACAACCAACAGGAATGCGTACTTCGTGGTCGCAAGCCGAATACGAAGGGCGAGCGCAATCCGATGCACAAACTTACTGAAGCGCAAATTTTGGCTATCCACGAGATGCGAACTACCGGAGCGTCGATCACCGCCATAGGCAAAGAGTTTTCCATCGGCGCTGGGAACGTTTGGGACATCTTGAAGGCCAACAGATGGGGCCATGTCATAAGGCAACCCAATGCGTTTCAGCGTCTCGTGCATCACGGAGACCAATCGGGCCGACATAAAATCACTACCGCAGAAGCGCTGGAAATTCATCGCTTATATCGAAACGGTGTTTCATCTCCAGTTATCGCCGCGCAATTCTCGCTAACTAGAGAGCACGTTTGGAGCATTGTTACCTTCAAATCGTGGGCGCATCTCAAGCCGCTATTAATTGGCCAGCCGGCAAAAGACGCACAAACTGCGCCCGCGTCACGCGGGTAATGGCTCCGTTACGATACAAACGCGTGGGCCACTTGATCTCATCGAGGTTCGCGAGACTCAACATACTGCAACGGCAGTTTGGGAATTGTCCACCGAATCCCCGGCCAAGCGTACTCTTCTCTCCGATCAGCGATTCCGGCTGCGGAGGATCATTCCAGTTCATCAGTACGCCGTCAAGGTTCCGATGTGAAGGGCGCACGCGCTGGTCTTCCGACGTACTCCAAACCGCCCATTCCAGGCCAAGATTTTCGGCACGCAACTTATCGAGGTCGGTACCCGCCCGTGCAATTTCAGTTCTGCTGATCAGCCGCATCTTCGACTTGGTCAACCGCGGCGCCAGCCTTCGCAGTTCTGAAATGATCTCCAGGTCCCGCTTTCCCTCCTGCTGGAGCGTCACGGCCTTCTGCGTCAAGTGCTGCGTGATCTCGCGTGGCACGGATCGGATCAGCTTTGCATTCCGCTGGGCGATCTGCTGAAGTTCCGGTTGCAGGCCGGTGCGCTGAATCTCTTCCTGAAGCGCGCGGTACACTTCCTTCGCCCGCGTACTCTTCATCGCCGCCTGCCGCCAGGACTTGAGATTTTCGGTCGCCACCAACTTCGCCATCCTGGTAGCCAGCCGGTACGCCATCGCCTGAAACTTCGGATCATTCTCCGGCTCCGCGTTCCAGAACAAACTGCCGGAAGGCTTCAGCCACTCGGCGCCTATCTCCGCGCCGGTCTTGCCGGCGAAGAGCTTGCGCAGGGCCTTGTTGTAGGCGGCGACGAGCGAATTGAAGTTGGGAAGGTTCACGGATTACCGCGCTTCGACGATGTAATTCGGAAAACTCCGGTTGATTTTAGCTACCGCTTCTTGGGTCGTTTTAAAGAAGTCCTGCCCGCCATCCGAGTGAACGATTTTCCATGCAAACGGCTTGGCGTCTACGGGAATAACTACGGCGTCAGCGGCACCGCGACCGGCCTTCTGCATATCCCTGTTCGCGTAAAGCCGCACGCCGTTGCTTGGCAGATCGTTAATGCTATCGGTCGTTCGACGCATCTTTCGGTCCATCACCACGTCCAGCGCCCGGTGCAGCCGTGCGCGGCGATCAGCGGCATCCCGCCCCTTGCCGTTTCCGTTCTTCGCTTCCACTTCCAGCCTCCAGTACGGACGCCCGCGAAAGTCGAGGTACTTGTGCGGGCCGTTGACGCGATGACCTTGCGACTGAAGATACTCAGCCTCTTCCTCGGCCTCGGCCAGCGTGGCGAACTTCTCGTCGGTGTCAGCGATAATCATTTGCCGCCCCTACTGGACAACTGTTATACTATATACGTATGGGAACCGTTTTAACGCTACGAGTTGATCCACGCGTATTTTCCCTTACGGGGAAAGACCAGAACCTCTACCGGAGACGTTTTGGCCGATTAGCAAAGGCGCTCCAAGAGCTCAATACCAGAATTAGGCGATGCTCTTGCGGCAAACTATTCTTCGCTGGTTCTCAGAAAAAGATATATTGCAGTGATGCATGTCGGTTTCAGAGCTTCAAAAAATCTAACCTCGATCACTTCCATAAGGATCGTGCCGCCTATATGCGGCGAAGGAGAGCATCGCTGGGTGATGGATTTTGATATGGAATAGGCCAACCAGCCTGTTCAAGCAATCGCCGCGCAATCCTAATAGTCCAGGGATGAATGCCAATACTATGCTCTCCAATTTGCAGCATAGTACCATCATCGGACAGTTTAACACCGGCGCTGTTCTGCCCCTCCACAATAATAAGTTCTTGTATGGTTTCCATTATTCTTCCACCGGCAGGATCAGAGTCTCCTGCTCCTCGTCGTTAATCGCGAGCGTGACCACAACGAAGTCGGTCTTACCGTCCTTCGACTCGACCAACTCCAGGTTGGCCGTGAGAGTGACTGCGCAAGCGGAAGGATCAGGCATCAGGACTTCCTCCCCTCCCCCCCGATCACGCCTTTGGCGTGTTCCGAAGCGTTGGAACTGATCCGCAGCGCATCCTTCGCTTCCAGCAATAGATCCATCCGATGGTTCGTGTTCTTGACCAACTCGATCATCGCCGATTTCGTGTCCGTCATCAGTTCCAGAGTCTCGCGCCGCTGAGTGTCTGCCGACTCCAGAAACACGCTACGGTCCCTGCTCGCCTTCGTCCGCACGTCGATGATCACAAATGCCAACGCCGCCAGCAGGACCAGGAACGCAACCAGTTGCCCCACCAGCGAAGCCATTATCAAGGTACGATTGCTCGCGGCCACGGTCGAGGCCGTCTGCCGCGCCACCTCCGCCGTCTGCCGCGCCACATCGGCAAGCATCTGCGCGTGAATGGCGTTGGCCGCCGCCTGCTCGGAAACGCTCACCACCGCGCTTTTGGCGTCTTTCGTGCGCGCCACAATATCAGCCTGGAGTTTGGCTGTCGCTGCGTTCGCGCGGTTCAGAGACACCTGTAGAGTCTCCAACTGCTGTCGCAACGCCTTTTCTTTCGGACTTTCAGCGGCAAACGCGACCGCGCACAAGCACGCCACCGCGATGATCACTTTCATCTGCGAACCCCCGTTGGATTCGATGCTCCAGACATCGCGTAGCCTCTCTGCGGGCACCCCTCAATCCGTTTCCCCAATGCCTCGATGGCCTGCGTATGTATTTCGATAGCCGTCGTATGCTCCCGCTTCGCCGCGATGACCTCCTCGATCACCTTCCGTAGTTCCCTGTTGGTTTCTACTTGGACGGTCTGAGAGGCGGTGACGTGCTCGACCATCGAGAGAATCTGTTTGTCCTTCTCCAGAAGCACCGCATCCTTTTTCTCGACGATGAGGTCAATCTTTGTGATCAGCCCTTCCCGGCTGCGCCACAAAAAGTATACGGCCACCAGCAGCGCGCCGGTTAATCCCGCATCCCGGAGTTGACCGAGCCAAGTAAGATCCGGCTGGAGACCCGCCGCCTGCAAGGCCAGCATATCCGAAATCTGCGCACCGAACGTCAGCGGAGCAAGAACGAAAATCGCCCATACTGCGAAGTTTCTCTTCATCTTTTCTTGTCTTTTAGAACGAAATATAAAAGCAGCAAGAGCGCCACAAATTGAAGACTGTCCAGCACAACGATCAGTTCCTGGTTGGCCCTCGTAGCAGTCTCTTGCAAGAGAAAGATGCACATTGCTTTCCTACGCCTAGTGCGGCCCGTCTAACCCGTCCCCGAGAGGCGCAAGTTGGTGGGCAAAACGCTGGTACTATTTCTTCCGGAAGATCCTAATTCCCCAATAAAACCCAGTCAACGCCAGCAAGGATGCTCCAACCACAGACGCCAGCAGAACTTCAACGGTCAGGAGCCACCGCGCGATCTGATCGAGATGCCGCCACTCGTTCATCGTTCAATCCCGTTCGCCGTACAAACGATAGAATGCCAAGAGCCACGGAACGGCAGGTTGCCCATCATGGGCCGCCGCAACTTCGTAGAGAGGCGCGGTAGCGAGCACCGGGGCCTCATCGCTACATCCGCTCACCCCGGCATTTACGGAGGCTTCGCCCTTACGCTCTTCCTGCGCGGCAATCCATTTTTCGGATTCAGCACAATGCAAGGCCCCGGCGGTACTCATAGTGGTTCAGTGACTCATGATCGGGCGGTTTGGCCGTTGGCTTGCATTTTGCATAAGAGCCGTCTTCGGCTGCCGGTCGCCGCACCGCCCGAAGATCAGTTAACTGGCCGGAGGAGCCGGAGGCGCTGGCGCCGGTTTCGGCAGGGTTTCCTGAACGGCCTCTAGCGCATCGATGAGCGCCTGAACCGCCGTGTATGCCGCCGTTCCGTCCGTGGTGGCCGTTCCCTGGTCGCTTGCCAGTTGAGTTTGAAGCGCCGTGATCTTGGCCTGGTCGCTCGACACGGTCGCTTGGTCGTTCGTGAATTGCGTCAGCGCGGCTTCTGCCGCGTTTGCGAGATCGCTGATGCTTGGTGATGGTGTCACTGGTTTTCTCCTTCGTCTTCTATCTGAATCAACTGCTTCTGTCACTGGTTTACGCCGCGATACGCCAGTCGCTCAGCTCGGTTTCCACGTAGTACCTAAGTTGTTCACACCCGGCGCTACAGAACAAAGAGCGTGCCGAGCATCCGCTGCGCCCATTCAATATCATCTGCCGCGTGTTTCTGCTGATTATGCGTGCTGCAAAGGATCTGAAGATTTGCGGGCCAATTTGATCCGCCATTGATAAGCGCCCTGATGTGATCGACGTGGTACTTGTGCTTCCCGTGTTCTGATATCGGATACTTGCATTTTGGTACGGCACAGCATTTATTCTGCTTAATCCAGAGAGTTTGGATATCGGCGATTGTGCTAGATCCTTCTGCCGCTGCATTTCGTGCCCGACGATTGCGTGAGTAGACGCTTTGTGCATTTGGATGATCCTTAAGCCATGCCGCGACTATAGCCCGACATTCCCCTGGATGCTCTTGCCGATATTGTCTGGCGTGGTCCCGGTTTTCCTCACGGTGTTCCTGCAACCATCTGGCGGATCTGTTACGAGTTTCTTCCTTATGCGCCGCACAATAGGCTCTCGATTGTTCCAGATGCGCATCAGCGTATTTCTGTTTGGATGCTTTAACCTGATCTAGATGTTCGAGCTGCCACTTACGAACCCTTGCGTATATTTCTGCGAAATGGGTCCGCCGGTATGCACGCTTCTGTTCAGCATGTTTGGCGTCCGATTTGGCGTGACTGGCATGTACCCGATCTGGATGCCTTTCCGCATATTTCTTCTGGGCCGCTCGGCGGATTTCCTGCTTCCGTTTTTGCCGCTCTTCCGGAGTTTCGGCGGTATACTTAGATTGCATCTTGAGCGCCCCCAACGCTCGATTTGCTAGGCCCTGGACCACCTGAAATGGTATGGGGCCTTCTCTAATTATAAACCGCTAGGCCGCCAATCTCCAATCGGAAATCTTCGTATTCACAAAGTACCGAAGCATGTCACAACCGTGGTCGTGATCCTTGACTGGTTTTTCTTCTCCGCGTGCGGCAGCCTTTTCATCCCAAGCGTAAGTTTCCAAATCGCCACGGGTCCCAACACAGCGCTCATGGATGTGCATCTTCTTACGCCCGAACATCGAAGCCACACGCCGAATGCCATCGGTTACATCGTTCTTAGCATCCATCACCAAGACGCCCCGACTAATTAGTTCCACTTTAAAGCTGGCGGCAGAAGGATCAACCACAACCGTCGGCCACATACGCTGATCCTCTGGAAATCCAGACCACTCCTTGCCGTCACCGTGGATGAGCGCGTCGGCGTACTGAGAATTGGTCATCTGGCGGTTTTCGCGCCGGCTGTCGAAGTAGAACTCCTGATCCATAAATACATCGTCGCCACGGTCGTAGAAGTCTCCATACACCTGAGCGTTCACCGTACCGGCGTCAATAGCGACCACGCGCTCCTGGTGGCCGTTCCTGCTGTAGAGATCAATTGGCCGCGATGAATCGTTATACCACGTATCCGGCGTCAGCACATCCCGGTAGATCGCGCCTTCGGCTAAGACCCAGAGGCCCTCGACGTAACGGGCGTGCCAGACGCCGACGTAGGAGCGGTCGAGAAACTCGATGTACTGCTGGCTGATGTTCGGGTTGTCGCTGAGGAGCCA